GTAGTATCTGTTAAATCAGGTGCGGCAGGTGCAAAGAAAGATGTTCAAAAGTCTCTCGAATTCTTGGAAGGATATGAGAGTTGCGTGTTTATGTTTGACCAAGATGAACAAGGCAAGAAGGGTGCTGTAGAATGTGCAAAACTTCTATCACCTAACAAAGCCAAAATCGCAACTCTACCATTAAAAGACCCTAACGAAATGCACATTGCAGGACGTAGTGCAGAATTAACTAGAGCAATGTGGGACGCTAAACCTTATAGACCTGATGGAATAGTTTTAGGTACAGACATATGGGAAGATGTAATTAAAGAAGACAATCATGTTACAGCACAATACCCTTTTGAAAGTCTAAATATTAAAACACATGGTTTAAGAAAAGGAGAGTTAGTTACTATCACCGCAGGTAGTGGTGTTGGTAAAAGTTCTTTCTGTCGTCATGTAGCATTAGATTTAATTAAACAAAAGTTTGCTGTTGGTTACATAGCTTTAGAAGAAAGCGTCAAACGTAGTGCTTTAGGCATTATGGGAGTTGAATTAAAAAAACCATTACACTTAACTAGAGAAGGAACTGATGAAAAAGAATTGCTTGAGACATTTAACAATACTGTGGGCAGTGGTAAATTCTTTTTGTATAATCATTTTGGTTCTACAGTTGCAGATAACCTGCTCTCTAAAATAAGATACATGGCTAAATCATGTGACGTGGACTTTGTAATATTAGACCACTTACATATGGCATTGTCAGCATTAGGAGATGAACACACTAATGATGAGAGAAAACTAATTGATTACTTTGTAAGTAAATTAAGAACCTTAGTAGAAGAAACTGGCATAGGTGTCATTTTAATTTCTCACCTTCGTAGAAGTGAAGGCGACAAAGGTTACGAAGACGGTAAAGAAGTTACTATGAATGCTCTTAGAGGTTCAGCTTCTATCGGTCAATTATCAGATATGTTGTTAGCAGTATCTCGTGACATTAAGTCAGATAAGAAATTAGCTAAAGTAACAATTCTTAAAAATCGTTATTCAGGTGAAACAGGCAGTGCGTGTACTCTACAATATGATTTAGAGACAGCGTGTCTTACAGAAGTAAACCCTGAAGTCTTAGATGATTTCTAACAAACAACCCACTGCAAAGCAAAAAAAAGATGCTTTAATTTGGACAGGTCTAGTCACAGACGCAGTGAGTAGAGCAAAAACATCAACTAAAATTGTAGTCATAGGAGTGGCAAAGTTAAAGACCGCTTACATGTTGCAAGACACATTAACTAATATGGCACTAGCAGGTGAGGAAGCCGCTTGGAATGTCGAAGTACAATTAAACACATTACATTAATTATGAAATTACCAACAATAAATAAAAAAATATTAAACGCACCATTCGTTTCTTTGCACTGGAAGGACATTTCTGGTTCGGCTGATTGGCTAAGTTTGAAAGAAGCGATAAACAGTAAAGTTATTATTTGTATTTCAAATGGTTGGCTTATCAGAGCAGATAAAGAAGTTCATATAGTTGCCGCAGATGTAAATTTTAATGCTGATGGTACATTAGGTGATGTAGGTGGTGTAACTACTATACCTACAGTAAACGTATTAAAGATTAAGAAGGTACAACTTTGAGGTACATCTTTGATATAGAAACAAATGGCTTCCTTGATGAGTGTGATACTGCACATTGTATTGTCTTAAAAGATATAGATACAAATGAAATTCACAAGTTAGACAATAAGTCTGCTGTTAAAAAATTAGAAGAAGCAGAACTACTTATTGGTCATAACATTATTAAGTTTGATATTCCTGTTTTAGAGAAGTTATTCTCAGCTACATTTAAGGGTAAAATTTTTGACACAATCGTAGCAACTCGATTACTTTTTTCAGACATCAGAGAAACTGACTTTGCTAGAAAAGATTTTCCAAAAGATTGCATTGGTAGACATTCTCTTAAAGCATGGGGAAATAGAATAGGTAAGTACAAAGAACAGATAGATACTGACTGGAAAACATTTACTCCTGAAATGCTAGACTATTGTGTTCAAGATGTAGAAGTAACTCATTCTTTATACAATGTTATAAATAAAAAAGGTTACTCACAACAGGCTATGGATTTAGAGCATGAAGTAGCACAAATAATATTTAAACAAGAGAGATATGGTTTTACTTTTAATAGAAAAAAAGCAGAAGAATTATATACAATATTAAATAGTAGAAGAATTGAATTAGCAGAAAAATTACAAACTATATTCTTACCTATCACTGAAGAAAGATGGTCAGTTAAAACAGGTAAGAAATTAAAAGATAGTATTACTATTTTTAATCCATCAAGCAGACATCACATAGCTAAGAGATTAAAAGATAAGTATGGTTGGGAAGCTAAAGAATTTACTCCTGATGGTAAGCCTAAATTAGATGACAGTATACTTTCTAAATTAGATTACCCTGAAGCTAAGATATTATGTGAACATTTTTTATTAGATAAAAGAATTGCACAATTAGCAACAGGTACACAGGCTTGGTTAAAACATGAGCGTAAAGGTAAAATTCATGGCACATGTAATACAAATTCTTGTGTTACTGCTAGAGCCAGTCATTCCTTTCCAAATTTAGGACAGATACCAAGTACAACTGTTCCATTCGGTAAAGAATGTAGAGAATTGTTTGCAGTGCCAGTAGGTAAGAAATTAGTAGGCATAGATGTCTCTTCTTTAGAAGTTATGATGTTATGTCATTTCATGTCTAAGTTTGACAGTGGTGCTTACACTAAAGTGGCACTTGAAGGTGACATACACACAGAGACACAGAAATTAGCAGGGTTAGAAAGCAGAGACCTTGCAAAAAGATTTTACTATTGTTTTTTATATGGTGGCAGTGTCAAAAGAATAGCTGAAGTAATTAACAAGCCATTCAAAGAAGCAGGGAAGATTAAGAAAAGATTTTTAAATAACTTACCTGCCTTACATAAACTTATAGAAGCTGTGAAACTTGTGTCAGAACAAGGTTTTATAACTGCTCTTGATAAGAGACAGATTAAAATACGTTCTAGCCACGCCTCATTAAATAGTTTGCTCCAAAGTGCAGGAGCAATAATTTGCAAGAGATGGTTAGTAGAATTTAACAATTCAATAAAAGAAATTCCACATGTGCAACAGGTTGTCTGGGTACATGATGAAATACAAGTTGAGTGTCTTGAAAAAGATGCCGAACAAGTTGGTAGACTTGCTGTCGAATGTATTAAACGAACAGGTGATTACTTCCAATTAAGAGTGCCTTTAACAGGTGAATTTAAAATAGGAAATAATTGGAGTGAAACACATTAATGTATAATAAAAAATTTGACCTTGACCTCAAGTATGGTCAGGAAAGAGAGAAGCGTTTAGCATCTATCTTAGATAAAGATAAAACAAAAATAGAAATTAAGACTGAAAGAGACTGGTGGTTTAAGACTGGTAACATTGCTATTGAAATAGAATGTAACGGTAAGCCTTCAGGTATCATGGCTACAACGTCTGATTACTGGTGTCATATATTGGCAGATGGTGACAAGGATTATTGTAGAATGATATTTGACACAAAGACAATCAAAAGGTTGGCAAAGAAATACATCAAAACATTAAAGAATGGTGGTGATGGTTGGAGAAGCAGGTTTGTACTTGTGCCTTTAGCCGAAATATTTATGCCAAAAAATTTAAGCAAATCTATGCAGGAAAGGATAGTTAAATGAACACAAAGTTATTAATAGATGGTGATATTTTAATTTATAAAATAGCTACATCAGCAGAAGTCGCTACTAATTGGGGTGACTTATGGACACTTCATTGTGACCAGAAAAAATGTGAAGCTGAAGTTGACATTGCTATAGATGACTTAGGTTCTAACTTAGAAGCTGATGATTATGTTGTTTGTCTAACTGATAAGGATAATTTTAGAAAAGATATTCTTCCTTCTTATAAAGATAATAGAAAAGCTAAACGTAAACCAATGGTGTTAAACGCACTTCGAGATTACGTTATGAAGAAACACAATGGTGTTGTGTGGAAAAACTTAGAAGCAGATGATGTCATGGGTATCATGGCGACTGAACCCACTGATGAGAAACGTATCATTGTTAGCATTGATAAAGACATGCGGACTATTCCATGTGAACTTTCACAAGATGGTATGACTGTTGATACTGTGTCATTAAAATTAGCTAACTACTGGCACATGATACAAACATTGACTGGTGATAAGACTGATAACTATGACGGAATTGATGGCGTAGGAATTAAGACAGCAGAAAAATTAATAATGAAATACACCAATGTTTCACACAAAGATTTGTGGAATATCGTTCAAGGTATTTACAAGGACAAAGGCTACACAGAAGCAGAAGCATTGCAACAAGCTAGGGTAGCACACATCTGTAGACATGGTGATTACAATAAGAAAACAGGAGAAGTAAAACTATGGCAGATTTAATTAAGAACCCACCACACTATGCTAACTCCACAATAGAACCCATTGATTATATTGTAGCTAACAAACTCTCATACTGTGAGGGCAATGTTGTTAAGTACATTTCTCGTTGGAAATTAAAAGGGGGTGTCCAAGATTTACACAAAGCAAAACAATACATTGATTTTATCATAGATAAAGAAGGTGTCACAACTGTAACGGAAACTAAAAATGATTAATTACGAAAGAGATGAACTGCTTACTGACTTTGGTAAGACAACTTTAAAAGATAGGTACTTATTACCTGAAGAAACATCACCGCAAGATGGATTTATGAGAGCCGCTAAAGCGTTCTCTGATAATGATGAGATGGCACAACGTATTTATGATTACGCTTCTAAATTATGGTTCATGTTTTCAACACCTATCTTATCTAATGGTGGAACTAAAAGAGGTATGCCTATCTCATGTTTTTTAAATTACGTTGCAGATAGTAGAGAAGGATTAACAGGACACTACACAGAGAATGCTTGGTTAGCATCTATTGGTGGTGGCATAGGTGGTTACTGGGGTGACGTAAGAAGTGATGGTGTTAGTACATCAGGTGGTTCTGCATCTTCAGGTTCGATACCATTTTTACATGTAGTTGACAGTGAGATACTTGCATTCTCTCAAGGTAAAACAAGGCGTGGTAGTTATGCGGCGTACATGGATATATCTCACCCAGAGATAATAGAATTTTTAGAAATGCGTAAGCCTAGTGGTGGTGACATTCATAGAAAATGTTTGAACCTCCATCATGCAGTAAATTTATCAGACAAGTTTATGCACTTGATTGAAAAGTGTATAGCTGAACCTACTTATGATGACAGTTGGAGTTTAATAGACCCACATACAAAAGAAGTTATCAGAACTGTATCAGCTAGAGATTTGTGGCAGAAACTATTAGAGAATAGAGTAGCCACTGGTGAGCCTTATGTTTCATACATAGATACAATCAATGAAGCGTTGCCTGAGACACAAAAGAAATTAGGATTGAAAGTACATCATTCAAATTTATGTACCGAAATTACATTACCTACTAATGAAGATAGAACAGCAGTGTGTTGTTTGTCTTCTGTAAATTTAGAAAAGTATGATGAATGGAAAAATGATAGTTTATTTATATCTGATTTAGTTAGATTTTTAGATAATGCTTTAACTCATTTTATAACTCATGCACCTGACAGTGTATTCAGAGCAAAGTTCAGTGCGTCACAAGAAAGAAGTATAGGATTAGGGGCTATGGGTTTCCATGCCTACTTACAATCTAAGAGTATACCTTTTGAAGGTGCATTAGCTAAGTCGCTTAACATGAAAATGTTTAAGTCTATCAAAGAACAAGCGGTAGCTGAGAGTAAAAGGCTTGGTGTTAAGCGTGGAGAAGCACCAGACATGGAAGGTACAGGCATGAGAAATGCACACCTTTTAGCTGTTGCACCTAATGCTAGTTCGTCTATCATTTGTGGAACAACATCTCCATCAATAGAACCTTACAGAGCCAATGCTTATGTGCAGAAAACTATGTCTGGTTCTTTTTTAGTTAAAAATAAATACTTAGAAAAGTTATTAGAAAAGAAAGGAATAAACAATGATGATATATGGTCGTCCATTGTCTCGCAAAGGGGTAGTGTCTTACATCTCAAACAGTTATCAGACTATGAAAAAGATATTTTTAAAACTGGTATCGAGATAAATCAACAGTGGATTATAGAACATGCGGCAGACAGGCAAAAATATATTTGTCAAGGTCAGTCAGTAAATGTTTTTGTCCCTGCTGATGTTAACATTAAAGAGTTACATGACATACACATGTTGGCATGGAAACGTAAATTAAAAACTTTGTACTATTGTAGAAGTGAAGCAATCAAACGTGCAGAGTTAGTATCAAAAAAAATAGAAAGAACAATCATACCAGAAGCCGATTGTTTAGCCTGTGAATAAAGAGGACAGAAGTGAATTATCCACCAATCAAATCATTTGGATTTAAGAAAAGAAAAAAGAGAACACCAAAACAAACAGTGCTATGGACAGTTTATCATACTGTCTTAGCATTTGAGTTGTTAATATTAATCATAATAGAAGGGATAGAGTTACTAAGATGAGTTTATTTAAAACAAGAACGTACTATAAACCCTTTGAATACGATTGGGCATTTGAAAGTTATGACATGCAACAAAAGATGCACTGGCTACCAAGTGAAGTTCCATTACATGAAGACGTAAGAGATTGGAACGAAAGATTATCTACAGAAGAGAAGAACTTAATAGGACAAATATTAAAATTCTTTACTCAAGGTGACGTAGATATTGCTCAAGCATATCTTGATAAATATATTCCTAAATTTAAACCACCTGAAATTAGAATGATGTTGTCTGCTATAGCTACATCAGAAGCTAATCATGCACACAGTTACTCATTATTAAATGATACGATTGGTTTGCCTGACAAAGAATACAAAGCGTTCCAAGAATATAAAGAGATGTCTGATAAACATACTTATTTATTTGCCAGTAAAGGTACAGGAATAGAAGGACTGGCTAGAGAGATAGCTTGTTTCTCTGCTTTTGGTGAAGGCTTACAACTGTTTGCTTCATTTGTTATGCTACTTAACTTCCAAAGATATGGAAGAATGAAAGGTATGTGTCAGATAGTTACTTGGAGTATCAGAGATGAAACACACCATGTAGAAAGTATGATTAAAATATTTCATTCTTTAATAAAAGAGAACCCTCACATTTGGACAGAAAAATTTAAAGCAAGTATCTATCAAACAGCTAGAGACATGGTTGACCTTGAAGATAAGTTTATTGATTTAGCTTTTGCTCAAGGTGGTATTAGAGGATTAAAAGCTGATGAAGTTAAACAGTACATCAGATACATAGCTGACAGAAGATTGTTACAGCTATCTTTAAAACCTAACTATGGTGTCAAAGAGAACCCTCTATCTTGGTTAGATTGGGTGTTAAATGGCGTAGAACATGCCAACTTCTTTGAGAATAGAGCCACTGAATACAACAAGGGAACAGTCACAGGGAGTTTATGGGAATAAAGTTCCCTTTTTAGATGAATAAATTAGACGAAGATTTAACATTGCCTACTAAGGTAAACGATTTAGTTATTTTACTGAACAAAGTTTACCCAGAAAAGTCTGCTTCACTTAAAGATGATACTAAAACTATCTACTTTAAGTCAGGTCAGCGAGATGTAGTAAATTTTATTAACACTCTTAAAGAAAGGTCAGAACAATAATGTGTGGTTCACCAAAAGTCCCTCAAGCACCAGTACAACCTGTTGCACCTACTCCAGTTAGAGCAGACCAAGCACAGGATTTATCTCCTGAATTGGTTAAAGCTAACGAGCAGGATTTGAATATTAAGAAGAAAAAAATCAAGAAGTCAGGTACTTCTTCTTTAAATACTTCTTCAGGTTTGAACATAGCTACTAACACTACTCCCTAATAATGAGTGAGTTTGGTGGTAGTCTTACATCAGCACATACAGCGAAACAAAGATACGCTAAGTTAAAACAAGACAGAGAACATTTCTTAGATAGAGCAGAAGTGTGTAGTGAGTTAACTATTCCTTCTCTAATAACTCCTGACGGTTTTTCTAACACCAGTAAATTATACAGTCCCTTCCAATCCGTTGGTGCAAGAGGTGTCAACAACCTAGCAAGTAAACTTCTTTTACTTTTGCTTCCACCCAACTCTCCCTTTTTCAGATTAAAAATAGCAGGAAAAGCTAAAGAAGAACTAGAAGAAAACAAAGAGATGAAAACACAGGTGGAGCAATCTTTAGCTATCATTGAAAAAGAAGTGTCTGCTAAAATTGAAACATTAGCATTAAGAGTTTCAGTCTTTGAAGCATTAAAACATCTTATTGTAGGTGGTAACGTATTAACTTACTTACCTAAAAAAGGAAACATGAGAGTGTACCCTTTGTCACAATATGTAATTGAAAGAGATGGTTCAGGAAATGCTTTAGAAATTATTATTTTAGAGAAAGCAAGTGTACTAAGTCTTGGTAAAGAAATTGCAGAAGAAGTTATACAACACCCAGAATATAAAAAAGATGAAGACATAGAATTATATACTCACATTTACAAATTAGAAAATGATGAATTCTACATATGCCAAGAAGTGCAAGGTATAAAAATACCTTCTAGTATTGGTACATTCAAAAAAGATAGAATGCCCTACCAAGCGTTACGAATGGTTAGAATTGATAACGAAAATTATGGTAGAAGTTATGTAGAAGAATTTAAAGGCGACCTTCAATCATTAGAAAGTTTATCACAAGCACTTGTAGAAAGTGCGGCGGCATCATCTAAAATTGTCTTTATGGTTAGACCTAATTCTGTAACTAGAAAAAAAGATTTAGCGACAACTAGAAATGGTGACATCATTACTGGTAGTGCTGAAGATGTTACAGTTTTACAAGCACAGAAACAATATGACTTACAAGTAGTACAACAAGCAGTACAAAAATTAGAAGAAAGAATGTCTTACTCATTCTTATTACACACAGCAATCCAAAGAGATGCTGAAAGAGTTACAGCACAAGAAATTAGATACATGGCAGAACAATTAGAAACTGCTATGGGTGGTATATATTCATTACTATCACAAGAGTTTCAATTACCATTAGTTTCAATACTTATGAAAAGAATGGAACAAGCTAATGAAATTCCTACGTTACCTAAAGGCACAGTAGAGCCTACAATTATTACAGGAATAGAAGCATTAGGTAGAGGAAATGATTTACAAAAATTAAGAGAATTTGTTGCAGAGATAGGAAACTTAGCACAGATAAATCCGCAAGTAGTTCAGGCTTTAAACCCTGATGATTTAATTAAACGTATAGCTATCGGTTTAGGTATTGATACAGACGGTCTTCTTAAATCGCCAGAGCAAATGGCTGAAGAACAGGCGGCACAAGAAGAGCAAATGCAAGAGCAACAAATGATGCAAATGGCTGAGAAAGCTGTCCCTGCTGTTGCAGGTAACTTGACTAAGCCACAATAATAAAAGGAAAACATGGTAGATAAAGTAGAAATAAAAACACCTGAAACTGGCAGTGAAGCCCCAGTAGATAATAATGCACTTAGCAAACCTGAAGGATTACCTGAAAAATTCAACACAGTTGAAGATTTAGCAAAGTCCTATTCAGAGTTGGAAGCCAAGCTAGGCACTAATAAAGAAGAAGTTAAGACAGAAGAAGTAAAGCCACAAGAAACTAAGACAGATACATTAGAGATTGCTGAGAAAGCTGTGACAGACGCAGGGTTAGACATGAGTAGTCTTACTGAAGAGTACACAAAAGAAGGCAAACTAAATGACACGTCTTATGAAGCCTTAGAAAAAGCAGGTATACCTAAAGATTATGTAGACCAGTTTATTCAAGGACAGAAAGCAATCGCTGACCAACAAACTTCAACTATGAAAAGTATAGTAGGTGGTGATGAGGCTTATACTGAGATGTCTAATTGGGCGGCAGAGAATATGACTGACCCAGAAAAAAA